TTCATCAAGAATTTGTAATCATAGATAATGACGAATCAAAGCTGTATGATAGCATTGCAGATGCAAAGAGAGTTATTAGAGGCGAGCAACCTTATTACGAAATAAACTGAGTTTAACCAGCAGGGCGAAAGCCCTGCGCAATATAGAAGGATATGAAAGAAAATATATTTTTAAAAGCAGTTATAGAAAAACCGTTATTGAATAATGAACCAGAAGTTTTACACCTTTTCGTTCAAATTATCAATGAAATAACTTCTTGTATGTCAGAAAACGAGTTAAGAGGCTGTATGAACTCTTTAATAGTAAGATACCCTTATTTTAAACTGTTTTTCGATTATGGTTTCGGACATAATCATATGTGGGTGAAAGCATCAGGTTCTTTAGAAAGATTGATATTGGTTGAGTTCTAATCCGGTAGCCTTATGGCTACCACAATATACACGATTATGAAAGCAGATTTAGTTTTAGTTATCAGCCCTGAAGCCCCACTGATGAAGCAACTGGGCAAGGTATTGGGTAAGATGGTAACCCCTTATGACTTCTCTACTATAGAGAGGGGTGAAAAGTACATCACCATACAGCATGATGAAACTGGGCTTGTAGTGGCTTATACGAGTGAAGAAAGATTGAACGTAAAAATGAATTAAGAATGAAGAATGTATTAGAATCTTTGAAAGAAAGTGTCAAGAGTGGCAAAATCACAATCAGAGAGGCAGCTATAAAGCTGCATAAAGCAGGGTGGACGAGTTTTGTAGACGTGGATAAAACGAAACAATTACTTGAATTATGAACTCAATAAATGTAAACGGTTGCAGCGTATGCCAGCCCGGCAAAGAGAATTACACTACCTACGCAACGAAGTTAGGCAGAAAGAGAGTGAGAATGTACCAGTACGATTACCGTACTGAAAGTGGTGAACTCTTTGCTTGTTGTGCGCCTACCTTAGAGGCGTGTAGAGAAAGACGGGACAAATGGCTTAGTTCACGACAATAAGCCAATTGTCGTGTATAACGATTGAAGATATTTCGTTATCTTTGGTTGTGGTAGTACCTTTGGGGTACTATCTTTTATGTATAAATTTTATAACGATATAGTGATATGAAGATTAATTATAATGGTCAAGAGATAGAAGCGTATTCGCTCATAATGACAAAAGAAAACGCTTTAGATATTTTGAATGGTAAAAAGAGCATAGAAACACGTATGCTTAGCGCCAAATATGAGAAGATGTTCACGGACTTTGCGCAAGTTGACGAAAACGAGAAATTTAGAAAAGCTGGACGCGAGCAAGAATGTCAACCTATTTTAAGGACTGATATAGAAGCTATTCATTTTTATAGTACTGGTGCACCATGGACACTTGATGTCGCCATTGATGAAATTGGTATAGGCGAAATAACAGAAGAAGGAATAAAGTTCATGCACGATGAATTTGATTTTCATGATTTCGATGAACAGCTAGAAGATTTCAAGAAAAATCCGCCCGAAGAAGTGCCATTGTTCTATTATTTACATATCTGTGAGATTATTCATCATGATGGATTGAAATAATATAAGCCACTTCGGTGGCTTTACTTATTGGTAAAAAGATTGTTTAATTTAAAATTTAAGATTATGGGAGAAACTTACGCAACTGATGCGAGCGGTAATAAATATCGCACTCGAAAAGACTATGAAGCTGGTCGTTTTCAATCTATGGGTAGAAATGCAGCCCAAAGAGCGAGAATTAATCGTAAGGTAGGTGGTAGGATTGCTTGATGATGAAAAAGGCAATAGATATAATAAAAACTATCGCCGAAAGGACTGACAGGGTTATATTGTTTCACTCGGCATCGGGTAAAGACAGTATAGCCCTTTTAGACCTTATTTCACCATACTTTAAAGAAATTGTATGCGTTTATATGTACGTTGTTAAAGACTTATCTCATATTAACCGTTATATAAACTATGCTTGTAATAAATATCCAAATGTTAAGTATGTGCAGATTCCTCATTTTGCAGTTTATTCCTATAGACGCATTGGGTATATGGGATGCGAGAAAAATGAGAAACAGAAACTTTACAGCATGGCTCAGCTTACAGATATAGTAAGGGAGAAATACAATATTGAGTGGGCTTTCTTCGGCTTTAAGCAATCCGATTCAATGAACAGGCGTTTGATGCTACGTACATACGACATGAACGGAATTAATGAAGCGCAAAAGAAGTGTTATCCATTGTCTGAATACAAAAATAAAGACGTCATGGATTATATTAGCAGGGCTGGTTTAATCAAACCGGAATCATACGATTCCAAGCATCAATCATCCGGAACGGACATAACGGATATTAACTACCTTCTTTTTCTTCGTAATAGATTTCCGGGTGATTTGCAGAAAGTTATAAATGAATACCCTTTGGTGGAACGAAAACTATTTGAATACGATTATGAAAGAACTAAAGCAAAGTGAGACAAGAATTATAAAGCGCTCCAAAATAAATCTGAATCCGATTAATCCTAAAAGGCATTCTGATGAGAGGGTAAAACTGCAAAAGAAGAACTTGCAAAAAGTGGGTTTCCTCGGCGGTATCGTATGGAATGAGAAATCGGGAAATCTTATAGACGGGCATCGCAGGATAAAAGCAATGGATTTGCATTATAAATACGATGGTACTTCCAGCACGGATTACAATGTTAAGGTTGAGGTCGTAAATCTGGATGATAAGGCTGAGAAGGAACAGCTTACATACATGGCCGTGGGAAATACTAAACCAGATATTGATTTGATAGCTGATTACATTAATGATATTGATTACTCCGATGTCGGTTTGAGTGAAGCTGAACTTAATGATATTCTATCCATAAGTGGTATTGATGATATTAGATTGTCTGATTCTTTAGATAATTTGCTATCTTCCCCGGTGAAAGAATCAAAGCGTCTTGATAGAACAGAAGAAGAAAAGAAAGCTCACATGAAAGAGGTTAAGCAACAGGTTAAGGCAGTGGCTAAGGAACGCCAACTCAATGAAGAAGCTTACATAATGCTTTCGTTCTCCTCCTACGAAGCTAAGGCTGATTTTTGTGACCTGCTTGGTATAAGTACAGATGATAAGTTCGCTAAAGGGGAAGGTGTTTTAAAACTGATTGAATAAGTATGGCAAAGCCGAAGTTTGATTTTGATGATGAACAGAACCTAATCCGTATTGAGGGTTGGGCACGTGATGGTTTGGACGATAAGCAAATCGCAGCAAACATCGGCTACAGTGAAGCGCATTTCTCTGTGTTGAAAGGTAAATTGCCTAAATTATCTAAAGCATTAAAAAATGGGCGTGCGCCCATTGATTTTGCCATTGAAAGCAAGATTTATCGTAAGGCTATGGGGATGAAGGTAAAAGTTCAACAGGCTATTAAGGTGAAAGATGTGTTTTTCGATGAAGAAGGTCGCAGATGCGAGAAAGAACGGGTAGAGATTGTGGAATTAGACCAAGAAGTACCACCTGATACAACAGCTGGTATTTTCTGGCTCAAAAACCGTAAGCCCGAACAATGGAATAGACCGGCTCCAAGAGCTGAAGATGATGCATATATTCCAACAGACATAGAGCATGGCATCAACATTGATTCTTGGATTAAAGACAAGCTGAAATGATAGTACCTCAAGAAATTTACCATCCATTATACGAGGATAAGGAAAAATTTATAATTCTTATTACCGGTGGGCGTGGTTCGGGAAAGTCTTTCAATGCTTCTACCTTTATTGAGCGGTTGACTTTTGAAATGACTCCCGTAGAGAAAATAGTTCATCAGATTCTTTACACCCGTTACACGATGGTTTCTGCCGGTATGTCTATCATCCCCGAAATGATGGAGAAGATAGATTTGGACGGTACCACGAAATATTTCAAGACCACAAAGACGGACATAGTCAATAAGATGACTAAGAGCCGTATCATGTTTCGGGGTATCAAGACTTCTTCCGGAAACCAGACAGCAAAACTGAAATCCATTCAAGGCATTACGACTTTTGTCTGCGATGAAGCGGAAGAGTGGACAAGCGAAGATGAGTTCGACAAGATAATGCTCTCCATTCGCAAGAAGGGTATTCAGAACCGGATTATCATTATAATGAACCCATGTGATTCCAATCACTTCATCTACAAGAAATACATTGAGAAAACTCACAAGCTGGTAGAGATTGACGGTGTGCAGGTTCAGATTTCCACTCATCCGAATGTGCTCCATATCCATACTACGTATTTTGATAACTTGGATAACCTTTCTCCTGAGTTCCTGAAAGAGGTGGAAGATATGAAGGTGAGTAATCCTGAAAAGTATGCTCATGTGGTTATCGGCCGGTGGGCTGACGTTGCAGAAGGTGCTGTGTTCAAGAAGTGGGGAATTGTTGACGAGTTCCCGGCTTGGGCAAAGAAAATTGCTTTCGGGCAAGACTTCGGTTATACGCATGACCCGTCTGCTTCCATTCGTTGTGGTATCGTTGATAACGCCCTTTACTTGGATGAAGTGGATTACCGTACTGGATTGCTTTCTTCTGACATCATCAAGACTCTTCGCCCGTGGGGATTGAAAGTCATTGCTGACAGCGCAGACCCACGTTTGATTCAAGAGATACACAACGGAGGAATCAAGATATATGCCGTAGAGAAAGGTGCAGGCTCTATCAATGCCGGAATTGACAAAATGAAAGATATGGAGATTTATATAACCAAACGCTCGTACAACTTGCAAAGCGAGTTCAGAAAGTATGTTTGGGCAAAGGATAAGGACGGGAACTATATCAACGAACCGGAAGACCATGACAATCACGGAATAGATGCTGTACGTTACTATGTATTGGGTGAGCTTCTTGGTAAGATTCAGAAGCCGAAAGATTTAACAGGAATATTCACACATTAAAAATATAAACTATGCCATTGAATTTAGAAGAAATATTAGCATTGCCTGACATCGGGCAGAAGATAAACTACCTGAAGAAAGGTAGGAAGACTGAACTTCCCGACCGTTGCAAACTTTGGGATGATTGGAATCCGGAACGACATGAAATCATGGTTGACAAAAAGAAATATCCGGACAGAAAGGTTCTTGAAAAAGAAGCAGAGAAGCACTTCGATGAAAAAACGGGTAAGACTTATGAAATCGAAGCAAAGTATAAGACTGAACCGGTGAACCGTATCTCCATTCCATTGGAACAGGATATCGTGAACATCCAAACTGCTTTCACGGTCGGCACAGAACCGTCTATGGATTGCATTCCGACTGATGATGATGAAAAGAAGCTGCTGGATGCGGTAAAGGCTGTATTTAAATCCAACAAAATCAAATACCAAAACAAGAAGATTGTCCGTGCCTGGCTCTCCGAACAAGAAGCGGCAGAATATTGGTATGTTACCGATGATGATTCGTTTTGGGCAAAGTTTTGGAAGAAAGTTAAGACTACGTTCGGTGGCAAGGTCAAGCCCACCAAGAAACTGAAAAGCGTGTTATGGTCTCCATTCAGAGGTGATAAGCTATACCCGTTCTTTAACGACGAAGGTAAAATGATTGCTTTCTCACGTGAGTATAAAAAGAAGCTCATGGATGATTCGGAGGTCACCTGCTTTATGACTATCACGGACAAAATGGTTTATCAATGGGATTTGTCTAAAGGGTATGAAGAAAGAACTCCTTTTACTCATGGATTCCCAAAACTACCGGTTCTCTATGCTTATCGTCCTGAACCTTATTGCAAGAAGATAAAGACTTTTCGGGTCCGGTTGGAGAAACTATTATCCAATTATGCTGATTGTATAGACTACCATTTCTTCCCACTATTGAAGCTAATTGGTGATGTAGAGGGTTTCATGGGTAAGGTTAAGGATAGAATGGTCAAACTTACAGGTGAAGGTGCGGATGCTCAATATCTGACATGGAATCAGGCAAATGATACCGTAAAATTTGAGGTAGAAACCCTCTTTGAGAAAGCATATTCTATGACGAATACACCACAAATCAGTTTTGAAAAGTTGAGCGGTGCTGGAAATGCCTTGTCCGGAGTGGCTTTCGATTACGTGTTTCTTTCGACACATTTGCAAGTTCAAAATCATGCCGAGGTGATAGGTGAGTTCTTGCAAAGGCGTGTGAACTTCATAGTCTCTGCTTTAGGCTCTATAAATCCATCTGAATTTAACAAAGCATCTGAAACGATAGATATTAGTACAGAAGTTGTTCCGTATCGCCTTGACAATTTAGAAGATAAAGTCAATGTAGCTGTAAAAGCTGTATCGGGTGGTGTATGGTCGCAACGACATGGAGTAATGTTCGCTGGAAATATTGACCGCATCGAAGAAGAAATCGCAGAGATAAAAGAAGAACAAGAAGAAAAAAGAAACGCTGAAATGCAGAAACAAAGCATAAAGAAAGGGGAGTGAAATCACTCCTCTTTGTATCTCCATTGATAGCCCTTGTGCTTCTTTATTTTCCCATTACAGCACATTGAAATGCCCGAATGGTGCGCACCAGTTGCGCGTGTCGCTTCATTCAAACTATCAAATGAATTTATAATTTTGCCGTCTTTTAATTGTAGAACAGCTCGTGAATTATGGTGGTTTTTGCCAGTCTTTTGCTTTCTACCAAGAACCCTA